ACCCTTGACCCAGTCTGTGACAAGACTTGAAGAAGCAATTGCCGACCCACACCCATATGTTTTAAATTTGGCATCTGTTATAATTCCTGTTTCTTTATTTACTTTAATCTGTAATTTCATTACATCACCGCAAGCAGGTGCGCCAACCATACCAGTACCAATATCAGTATCACTCTTATCAAAAGATCCGACATTCCTGGGATTTTCATAATGGTCAATTACTTGTGCGCTATAAGCCATCTATCAATCCTTTTTAAAGATAGTGAATATTTTTGCTTGTATATTCTTTGCAAACTCAGGTTGAGGGAAATTCCAACCAATAAATGCACCTAGTGCTAACCAAAATAACGTTTCTAACATAATATATACTCCTTGTATGTAATGTATTTATACATCATATTTCTCATCGTCTATTACAATCCAACCTAATATTAACAAATCTTCTCGTATCTCATCTGTTACACAACTTTCAGGGACAAACTTCTTACTTTGTATATAGTATTCTTGTTGTTCTTTGGTTAGTGCTCGGAATTCATCATCATCTAGTATCTTACTATCTCTGATACCACTACAGTACCAATCAATGTAATCACCCTTCTCTTGCATATCAGCAATAATACCACCGGCATGTCTCCAACTACAACTCCAACGTTTCTCTGTTAATATAGGCCAAACATCATTTTTAGTAAAATCATTATTACACATAGAAGCATAAAGATGTTGTGCGTATACATCATCATTTTTAGTTTTATCTATAATCCATTGAGTACTACGTAAGTCATACTCCATATTATCTTTTTGCCACTCAGGATCTACTATATTGGCTTCATCCTGTTCTTTGGCTGTTTTCCATATGTTAATATAAATCTCAGGAAGTTCTTTACCATCTTCTTCTGCACGTTTCTTTGCACCTTCCAATTGAAAGGTATGACGTTCTGGACTACTACTTATCATCTTCTACCTCTATCCAAGTGTGATCGCCTAACCATTTAACTTTGCAGATATATTCATACTGTTCCGGGGCAGTGCCTGACCAATCATTGGGTCCGTGAATACTTAATCTAGTGTACTGTTTATGTGTGTCAAACAACAACCAATATATATTACCATTTGCTAACTGAAAATCATATTTAGCGGCATGAACCATATCAGTCAAATCAAGTCTATGCTTAATTTGTTCTGCTTGCTTCTGCAATACTTCTACAAGTTCCATAATTCTATCATATTCTTGTTTGGCATGCAACCTTGCAACGTTAAGCATAATATCTTTATGCTTTTGCACAGGCACTAAATCAAACTTTGGACCTGAACTTTCTGTAGCGTAGGGTGTTACGTTACGATTAAAGAAATTAATTAGTGATCCGGTACTAGTAGAATCATAACTACTTACACCGTTAGCTGAATTTGGTTTGTCACTCATTAGCTATTATATATTATTTTCATTAGTTGCGATAGTCTTTTGGGTAGACTTTTTAGCTTTACTGTAAAATATATGATTACCTATTCTAGCTACTTGTTTATATGGCCATAATGGGTCAACTGTTAAGTTATGAAAAAATAGTGCTGTTTTTGGTACTACATCAGTATATGAATCATATGCTAGCACATCATATGCTATCTGTTCAGCTTGTTTGTATTTTGTACTGTTTTTATTGGGTTCAGCTTTGCCTTCACATACCCAACTAAACTGACAGAGTTTTACTTTTTGCATTTCATCGTCTATAAGTTTGTCTATATGTGATGTTTGATATATTACAGCGCAGGGATCTTTGCCAAAACCATATGCTATTCTATTCATTACTACACGTGCTACTGCCGCTTGTCCATTTATTGATTCACTACCTGCTTCATAAAATATATTCTTGGTCATACATGCTAATTGTTTTGGATCTACTATTTTTGCTATCTTAGTTTCTTGAATAGGTTCATCAGTTTCTATTATAGTATTAGGACCAAATACAAACACTATTGATAAAAAAATAAATGCTATTACAATTTTAATAGGTTGGCTTATGCTGAATGATATCATAATTTATCCTTAGGGATTAAACGTTATCCCAACAATCGCAATTGCAACGAATAACTTCGTCTATCGCTTCTTGTATAGTATACGTTGATGGCAATAAGCTACGGGAGGTATATATTGAATTTAGTTCGGGACTAATTAGAGTTTGATATGACGATCCTGCAAAACTGCCTGGCTCAATCGCTTGACCGGTATCTAATAAAGATCCTATACCATATATGGCATTCAAACCAGTTGGTGTGCCACCTCCAATACCTGCTCCTACGCCACCACCTCCGCCACCACCTCCGCCACCACCTCCGCCACCACCTCCACCTCCGCCACCTGAGTCACTACCGCCTGAACTGCCACCATCAAGGCTTCCGCTAAAGCTGTCAAGTGTGTTTGCAGTTATACCAGTACCTTGATAAGCACGATTAGTAGTAAAATAATCATTGGTAGTTGGATCATAGTATCCATACGTATCAGGTGATACAACTCCTGATTCTAATGATGCCGGGTAAGGTACCGGCGTATTTAATGTAACGCCGGGCAACACTACTGCTAAGGTTGCAGGTACTGTACCAACGTAAGTTGCTCTAGTTACAGCAACAGGTGACGGAGTAGGTGAGGGGGTAGGTGAGGGAATAGGAGGAGCGGGAATTGGATAGGGGATAAATCCATTAGCGGGAGGGACTACATTAGGTATCTCCCCGTTTCCTATTAACTGTGCTTCTTCTTTAGTTGTTAGCTTATTTTCTATGTTATTATCTAATGGGATACCCAACTCAGTCAATCTAGCTTGATTACGTGTTTCACGCAACATTCCTACAACACTTCTACCACCTACTACATTTAAGTTTGATATAGCTTCTAATGTTTGTGAATACATATGGGGCTGGGTAAACTTAGCATATCTAGGTATGCTATCTACAAATGCATATTGTGTTGTAGGATATCCAGCTAATGTTGGTTCTCTATCTGTTGATGGAACTGCCAATGGAACTTTTAAAGACATTCCTGTAGCAATAGCACGTTGTTCAATGGATAATAATCTACCAGTATTTTCCCAATTAGTGATTAGTTGTTGCGCTCTTGCTGGTTGGGCATTCTTAATCGCTAGTATCTCTGCATTGGCCAATACAATATATGCATTAATATCACTAGTAGGGAAGCTTGATCCGCCCGGGGGATAATCAACCGTTGCTGTAGGTACTGAGGTGGTGTCACTGCCAGCTGATGATACTGCTACTGAAATAACTCTACCGTATGACCCACTAGCTCCTATGTTAGTATAATCTGTACCAATTGTGGTTGTACCGGATCCACCATTACTAATAGTTATTGATGGGGCGGCCGCACCTCCACGTCCATAGCCGCCACCCGGATCAGTTATTGTTAATCCAGTTACATGGTAATAAGTGGTGTAAGACGGTGGAGGGCCTGGATCTGTTTCTACTTGATAGGTTGTATATTGAACCGATACTGTTGCACGTTCCCATGTTACTGCAAGATATAAGTTTTTATATATATCGTACAGAGTAGGCGTTTCTAATTGTTGTATAAGTTGACGTATATTAATACCAAGATATGGTAATCCACTCATACATCCTAAGAAGTTACTCATAGTATATGTACCGTATGGGCCATTACCTAATGCAATTAATGCTAATCCCTGACTTGCCAATGTTGTATCAGTTGGTACACTAGATCCATTAACATTTAATCCTTTAGTTGTTTCTAAACTAGTTACAACTTGTGCAAACTTTTCTACTGGTATACTTGATATGTTCTTAATCTGTTGCATACTAGCACTAAACGCACCGGCTGCAGTTGCAATATCAGGAGGAAGTATTCCATCTAAATATCCACCAAACCCTTTTACTGCAGATTGAATATTAATAGTACTTGTAGTAGGACTATTAACTTCAACTACAGTAGTAGCCGGCGCAACACTAGGTACAGTTTCAGTAGTAACATATGCATTACTATCATTAACCATATTTCTATCTTCAAATAATCTGTTTGAAGTTAATCCTCTATCAACGTAAAATCCTGCCATTATAGTTGTCCCGATCCTATTTGTTGATTTACAGTTGGTGAACGTAAATCACTGTTTAAACCCTCATTTGTATATATAGGGTAATATATTTTACTATTTGCAGGGCCGCCTATGATGTTATATACAGGTACTGTTAAGGTTTGATAGCTGTTAGGAAATAACTTTATAGGATTTAATAAATCTACTAATGATTCTATTCCAGCTGTTTTACAATTTAATGATACTAATATATCTTTTAAATCTTGACCTAATATAATACCAAATGCACCGTATATCTTACGTTCTTGTTCTTTACTTATAGGTTCAGCTAGAGATATTATATCATTTAATTCTGATACTGTTATGCCGCTAGCAATTAATGCAAGACTTACAGATTTAGTTAGTGCGTTGTTTTTTTGTAATGTCATTAATAGATTACTAGGCAATCCGAATGTAGCAATAGATTGTAGATTAATTGCTTTACCACTGGTAATTAAATCTTGACCAAATATAGAAGTTGCAATACTTACACCAGTAATATCACCTGTAATGAGGTCATCCATATTGCTATAGGTGCCATCTAAAAATGTCTGTGAATTATTTACAGATAAAATAGCATCATTACTATACTCTATAAAACTATATATTGACATAAACCCAGATAGGAAATCTTTATATTGATTTGGACCTAATGATAAACCGCTGTTATAATTAAACTCGTTATATGCTTGTAGTGCAAATAATCTAACATAACCCCATTGTGTTACATTATTAGTATATGTATAGTTACTAGCCCAATTAGGATAACCAGTCCAATTATAAGTAGACGGTGGACTATTACCCATTGCAGGAATAGTTGTCGATCCAATTGATATTAAATTGTTATAAGTAGTGCTATTAACTTGACCTCTAACGTAAGCATCATTGATTGCATAAGTTAAAGGAAGTAAACTAGTAATACTAACGATACTACCTACTGATTCGCATACACTATTGCTCGTACTAGTACCCACATAATCAACCATAATAGGATTGATTTGAAACCCAATATTTTGTAATAATGAGCTTAATGCATTAACGCCCAATGGGCTTTGTTTTCCTGTATCACTCATGGTACAAACACATCAGGACTACCTTGTACGATGCTATGACCGCAACTGTTTCCTGATCCTACTCTAAGTACTGGTACACCTTCACAAAACACAGTTGGACTACCATCTGTAGTTGTCGCTGCCTTATGCGGTGGATGAGGTCTTCTGCCCCACGGAGCGTGTGGTGTAAGCTGACTAACATGTAATCCTACTTTAATTCCATTAGCAAATACAGTATCGGCGCCACGAATAATCGCCCCGCCTTCTTGATTTGTATCACCTACACGACTTAATTGTGCCATTTTATCCCAATACGATTTTTTTACTAGGTACCTTAATACCAGTGGTTGCTTCTAGGTACTTGTCTTTGATATTATCATCTGTCTCTGCATACATTGCAACACTAGTAGTATTTAGCTTAAATTCACCCTTCGGATTTGCAGTAAAAATGCTTGGAATCATTTGCATACCCTGTTGTGAAGGGGCAATAGATACTGGTTCTTCAATTTGAATGAACTCTGAACCTGCTTGAATTACTTTTGCAATTAATTCCTCCCCGGAATTAAGCTTAAATGTATATACTGTATTTGGTGTGATTGATATTTGCATTAGATACTTTCTGTTAGTTTTGCTTTTAATTCTGTAAAACCACCAATCAATTCATCATCTAAAAAGATTTGTGGTACTGTTCTGGCAGTTGGTACTGCTTCTAATAATTCTTCTTTAGTATATCCGTCTCCAATTTTCTTTTCTTCAAACGGAATACCCTTTTGATGTAACAAAGCTTTTGCTTGGTCACAGTAGGGGCAGTGATATTTACTCCATATAATTGCTCTCATTCTTATTCTCCTTAAATATTCGGTAAGTCATCATAGTTTAATGATTCGCTCATTATTCCTATAACGTAATTTGTTGATTCAGTTTCTTGCAATGCAGATTGTTTCTTACTAGTATCACTATGTTTAGTGAACCATGGAATAGGGGTGCTCTTTGGTGCAGGATTATTATATCGTATCCCTATCTCTTTCAATGCACCCACAGCAGTGTAATCAACAAAGTCTTTTAATACTGCGGCATTTAATCCAATAACTGGGCCCATCTTAAACAAGTAATCAGCCCAATCTTTTTCTTCACGGATAACATCCATGTACAATTGATAGACTTCAGCCTCACACTCGGACTTAACTTGTGCGAATCTGCTATCTTCTTTGACTACTTGATTGATAAGGTAAGCAGTCCAGCCTTTATGTAGAAGTTCATCTTGGAGAATTAAACTGATAATATTGCCATTACCAATAAAGATTTTGTTCTCAACCATTGCTAAACTCGTAGCGAATGATACCATAAATCTAAATGCTTCTAATGCGTAACTAGCATGTAATGCCATGTATATTGCTTTGATGTGAGATTTTTCTGACTCTAACTCAAAGCCTAATTCTTTCTTACAGTTCATCTTATGTAACTCATCATAGTAAAGACCGACACTACTTGCCATGTCTACAATCTCTTTTGTATCATGTATGGTGTTGAATACATCTTTAGGCACATTATAGATGTTACGAATGATGTGACTATAGCTACGACTATGAATGTTAGTCTCAAAAAAGCTCCAGTTGTAAATCAATGCTTCTAGTTCCGGCAATGATACTACTGGTGTAAACACTTGACTAGGAGCACGTCCTTGCAAGCTATCTAATGCGGTTTGTCTTAATAGATTACTAGTAAAGATATGTTTTACTGCATCGCTTGCATCTTTGAAATCATTGGCATCCTTGGTTAGAGAAATTTCTTCTGGAACCCAGAAGAAACCACGGGCCGTTGTTTCAAAGTCTGCAATCTTTTTATATTTTACTTCTTCAAATCTTTGAATGGTTACGGGACCTTCCGGATCCAAAAACATTTTTCTGTTCAAATAATCTGTTTTAGTGTTTAAGTTATATTGTTGTTTACTCATTGTGTCTTTCTTTTTATTGTTTTACATCTTCATACATTACTGTATTAGTATTTCCTAAAGCCCATTTAGGATCTGTTTCAACACTCCATCTACGGGTCGCTACTTTAAAATCTGGCATTTTAAGTTCTTTAGGATTACTGCTTGGCTCTAAAATAATTAATCTATTGTTTGGTTGTGCGGCAAACTGTCCGTTATCACATTTAATAAAGTTATAGCTCTTATGGTCTTCAACATCTTCGCTGAACCCTGTATCTAATATATTAAAATCTGGATGAGCGGAATCAATAGTAAACATGTATTCACCTGTCATCCATTCACCATCTTTTAATTTAAACTTACACTTCATTGATTGTAATTGTGCTTTTTTGATAACTGTAATGTCATATGATAAGCAATCCCACAATTGTAAATAATCTAGTGGTAATGCTTCTCCTTCAATTGGCTTCCAACAAAACGCATGTAGTGGCAATTTGTCATACAGCGCACCGTAATGATTTAGATATGCCTCAATACGAAATGCTTGACCTCGCAAACTCTTTACGCTAACCCACCAGCATGGTTCAAACTCTCCGTGACCTTTTTCAAAATCATAAAGAAATTCACGGCGAACAAAACATTTGACTGGAGGTAGATTAGCTACTAAAAAACTCATAGTTTACAACTTGCAAGCTTCGCAATCTTCTTCATCCATATCATTAAAGCCACTTGGCAAATCTAATACCGTTTCATCTTGGCTCTTACTACCTGCTTTGTTAATCAAGCTATAGTAGAATGTCTTTAATCCCCACATATGTGCTTGCATCAAGTTCTTAGCAATCAATGTTGTAGGTACCTTACGTTCAGGGAAATGAGCAGGGTTATAGAATGTGTTAGTACTTATGCTTTGGTCAACGTAAGCCGCAATTACTGCCGCTGTCTTTAAGTAACCATCACAATCTTTTTGTTCCCACATCAATTGATATTTGTTTTTCAACTTATGATACTCAGGAACAACTTGTACAAAACTTCCTGCTTTGCTTTCTTTTACTGATATCAAACTCATTGGCATTTCAATACCATTGGTACTGTTAATAACTACTGAACTAGATTCTACAGGAGCTACAGCCATTTGTGTAGCATTACGGACACCATAACTACGCATCATAGCACGTAGTCCTTCCCAGTTAAGTTCTGGATCAAAGTTTGCCAACTCGTTAACGCCCTTAGCACGTAACTCCCAAGGGAATATACCTTGTCCATAACGTGTTTTATCACTATGTTCACAGCGACCACGTTCTTGTGCTAGTTCCACACTTGCTTCAGTTAAGTAGAAGGATAAATGTTCCATCCATGTTTTAACTTCTTGTAGTGCATCTTTCTCACCGTATTTCAATGAACGTTTAGCATGCCAATAAGCTAGGTTGGTGATACCAATGCCCAATGGGCGTATTTCATCATTGGACAGTTTTGACTGGATGGACAGAAAGTCCTGATAGTCAAGAATGTTATTAAGACTGCGATGCAAGATACGGCAAGCACGTCGCATATCTTCTGGGTTACGGAACGCACCCCAGTTGATTGAACCGAGCGTACAAAGTGCAATACGCCCATCAGCATCATCCAAACGCCTAAAAGATTTAGTAGGTAATAAAATTTCACAGCATAAGTTACTCTGGTAAATTGTATGATATTCAGGATCAAAAGGTCCTTGTTTCATAACATTATCAACGAACACTAAGTAGATACGTCCTGTATCTGTTCGTTCTTTAAGAATGCCACTCTTGAATACTTCCTCAGCACTCATTGTTTTCTTTCTTAAGTCTTTACGTTTCTCATATTTAACATATAGTTCTTCAAACAGTTCTGTGTTTGAGTAGAACGCTTCATATAAGTCCGGGACTTCGTTAGGATCAAAGAATGTTATTTGTTCTTTGTTTTTAAATCTTCTCCAGAAGAATGCACTAAGAACAACCCCATAGTCCATGAACCTAACACGTGTTTCGTCGGTTCCTTGATTGTTTTTAAGTACGATAAGGTCATCAAACTGATGATGCCAAATGGGATAAAATACTGTAGCACTTGCATTACGAATACCTCCTTGACTGCAACTTCTTATATCACCAAACCATTTCTTTAAGAATGGAATCATGCCGGTATGCATAATCTCGCCACCACGAATAGGACTACCTAATGGTCGTAGTCGTCCTATTTCTAAACCAATGCCAGCACGTTTGCTAGCATACTTAGCCATCATTTCTCCGCTAGCAAAAATACTATCCAAATCGTCGTCGGAGCGAATAAGAACACAGGATGAAAATTGCTTTGTTGGAGTACCCAAGCCTGCAAGCACAGGAGTAGCAAGAGTAAACAACCCATCACTGGCCGCATTATAATATTCTTTGATATAACGCATACGAGCACTATTAGGTTCTTCACTATGGAAGACAGTAGCGGCAGCAACCATGTATCTAACTTGAGGTGTTTCATATGTTTGTTTTGTTGAACGATTTCTTACTAGGTATTTTTCAATCAATTGCTCAATGGCGGCATAAGAGTATTGCTCGTCCTTAGAGTGGTCAAGCATGTCATCCATCTTGTTCCAATCTTCTTCACTATACCATTCTAGTAATTCAGGTGTATATAATCCTGTAGCTACATTGGTTACTACAATATCATACAGACGGGGAGGCTCGTAGTTACCATATACATCCTTACGTAGCATTGATAGTCGTTGCTTACCTGCCACATATTGATAGTTTGTATGTCCTACATCACTGTTATTTTCTACGTCAATCAAATCAACAATAGCACGTAATGTGATTTCATCAATTTGTTTAGTAGTGATACCATCATAGAAGTGTAGTTGTGATTTTATCTCTACCATTGAAGGGCTAACATCAGCTATCCCCACACATATTTTTGCCACTTGTGCTTGCCATTTTTCTAACATTAATGGCTCTTTTGTCCCATCTC